ATAAAGGGAAAGGGTGGAACCGCCGGCGTTCTGTTCGCCGTCAGCCCTCCCAACGCCCACGGTGGCGTCTGCCGGTACGGACACAATGGAAACCTCCATGGGTGTCCATTTCCGGGCGATCTGACACGGGCCGGTGAAACGTCCGTCTGCGGAGGTCTTGCCCGGCGCCACTTCCTCCCAGCTGTCCACCGCATAGCGGACAGACGTGGTTTTCAGGGTTCCGGCTTTGACCTTTCCGAAAATCTTTTCGGCGTCGTCGTCGGTGTCGAACTCAATTTCTGCCATGCCCCGGCGGTTCTCCACCCAGGCCCGCAGAACTCGGCCCAGCACCTTGTCCGTGTTGTGGTTGAACAGGACCACGCCCACCTCATTCAGGCGGGAAAGGTCCATGGCTCCGTCCGAATGGTCCAGGATCTCCATACCGAACCAACGCTGGTATGGTTCCTCGCTGGAAAAGCTGATCGTCCGCCGCCGGCTGTTCTGATCCTCCGCTGCGCGGAAAACGATCTGCCCCTGGCTCCGGGTGCCCTGGTTTTTATCCCTGGCCCGGTTCGGATCCGGTGTTTTGCTGGGCTGCTGTCGTACCATTTCCAAATATCACACCTCCCATCTCAACGCCCTTTTCGCGGGCATATTTCAGGACCTCCGCCGTTTCGTCCACGGCGTCTTTCCAGTCCTTGCCCTGCTCCGCACAAATATCCTGGTAGGTTTTTTGACCGGATTGCAGGGCGGTTTTGTTGGCGGTGCTTTCCTTGGAGGGGTCGATCCACTTCTTGGGGGCCTTTACCCATGTATGATCCAGGTAGTCCGCCTTTTTATCCCAAAAGCCGGGCATATTGAACAGCCCGGAGAGATAACCGGAGATCACAAAGTTTTCGTAAACCTCGCTCATAAAGTCCGTGAGCATTTCCACGTCCTCGGCGTAGGTGCTTTCGTCCTCGATGGCGTTTTGACGGGCGGAGGAGTAGGTGGCGCCCGCCATGTCGCGGCTGACAGCCTCATAACTCAACCCCTGGCCGGCGCCAATCAATGCCTGCTGCGTTTTGACCATGGCCGTGGCGTCAGAGGCGGCCCCCTTGGGATCCACCACCTGGATTTCGTCGCCGGCGCCCAGGCTTTGGATCATGCCCGGCGTCAGCTTCTTGCCCTCATAGTCCACGGTGCCGTTTTCCGTTCTAACGCCGCCGCGCCCGAACCCGCCCGCCGGGACTGCCTTTTTGATGAATACGGCCAGGCAGGCCGCGATCCGCTCCTTGACGGACACAGCGGTTATAAACTCGTTTGTGTCCCTGATCCGCGTGATCGTGTGGGTCATGTCGGAGATTTCACGCAACTGGCTGGGCCGCCGCTTGGATTTGTAAAAATAAACGTCCTTGGCCTCGATATACACCGGCTGCGTCAGTTGCCAGCCCTCAATGTCATATTGCCGGAACCAGTAGCCCACCGGGCGCCTGTACTGGTTGTACTCGATACCTCCCACAACGCGGTTTCCCCGCTGGTGTGGTGTGGTCTGGCTGGTGTCCAGTTCGTCCACTTCCATGATCTGCAGTTTGAACGGGACCACGCCGCCCTCGGTGTAGCGGTAGACGAACAGCAGGCCGCCGTCCACCTTTTTGCGGTCCACGGCCATGCGTAGGATCTGGTTAAAAGATTGTTCCCCGGTCACGTCGCAGTTGCGGGCCTTGCACCAGCGTTTCCACGCTTTTTCGATCTCTTTGTTCAGGGTTTCGTCCCCGGTCTTTGCCCGCAGGGTGTAACCCTTGCCCACCACGTTGCGCTCAAAGGCGTGGAGGACCGCCTGGGCAATATCGCTATTGCGCTCCAGGTCGCGGGCGCGGGCGCGGATCACGTCACGGGTCATTCTGTCCGTGTTCTCCGCGCTGTCGTTGTGGACCCTCCAGCCGGAGTTCAGGCGCCCATAACTGGCGGCGTCGTAGCCTCTGGCCGCCTCCAATGCTTGGCGCCACATTTCGCGCTCATAGGCTTTTTGGGGAGATACCACGCCTATGATCTTGTCAATGGCTCCCATGCCGATCACCTCCCGTCAAAGAACGCCACATAGGTGCGATCCAGCAGGGGGGAGGCTTGGCCTGCGGTGATCTGCGCCTCCAGTTCTGCCCGCATGGCCTGGAGCGTGGAAAGGTCCGCACGGGTCAGGCTCCGGCTGCCGATCTTGTAGGACTGGCCGCCGGAAAGCACCGCCGTGATCGCGGCGTTGATCTGTTCCAGCATTTCCGCCGGGTTGTTGGTGTTGCTCATGTTCATGGCCTCCGTTAAATCCAGTTATCGTTATCTTTGATCCAGTTTTCCTCCTGGGGGCGGGTGTCCGGTTTCGGATCCGCCCGCTTTTTGACCTCCTGGGCGTTCTCCTCCACTCGGTTCTGCAGGTAGAGGTTGCGGACGCCCAGCACGTCGGCAGCCGCCGCCGCGTACACTTCGCAGTCCAGGTAATGGTTGTCCGCGTGGGAGGTTTTCAGGACCCACCGCTGGACCTCCTTGCCCCCGCTCCGCTCGGTGATCTTGTGTTCTGCGGTGACCTGTTCGGCGTAATCAAGATCGCAGCCTTGATATACCATCCAGGCGCCGGTCCCGTTTTCTTTCCTCATGCGGGCGGCGATCTGGTCCTTGTACTTTCCACCGTCCACCAGCACCAGGGTCATGCCATTGGCCCGGCTCCCGGCCTTGTTCACTGTGGAAAGGCGGTAATGGGACAGCATGGTGGTGGTGCCCTTGCAGGGCAGCGCCCAGTCGGAGTTCAGGGCGCAGAACTCATAAACGTCCTCTGTCTGATCGCCGCTGTCCATCAGGGCCAGGTTGACCATGACCTTTTCGCCGTTCGGCATGGTCAACTCGGTATTCATAATCCGTTCAACCTCGCCCACGGAAAGGGCCTGCCCGTGGGAAATATTTTGGCTGGTCATATAATCGCCCCAGGCCCGGATTGTCCAGTACAGGCAATTCTCCTGTACGTCGATCCCGCCGGTCACCAGCTTAGTCCATGGCGGCAGCGTCCATTCCGGTGTTTCCGTCTGGCGCTCCATCACCATTTCAGCGTTGGTTTTCAGCTTGGTGTCCTCCCAAGGTTCGGCCAGCCAGCTATTGGCGAAATTATGCAGCAGTTCCGGGTCGTCTTTGGATCGCATGAACTCCCGCGCAATATCAGAAAATCGGGTAAAGGGGGAATACAGGGTGTTCATCCAAAAGGCCACGCTTTTGGGGTGTTGGGTCTTTTGCCGCACAGGTTTCCAGCGCCCGGCGGCCAGCATTTTGCCCTTGTCTTGGTCGGTAATCACGCACCCACATTCCTGGCAGACGTAGGTTGCCATTTCCGCCCGGTCCGCGCTCTCTGGTACGTCCTCTTTTGATGGCCACTTGATTTGTGCAAACTTCAATTCGATAAATGCCCCACAATGGGGGCAGGGGACGAAATAATGCTTTTCAACGTCCGCCGCCTCTTTGGCTTTCCAGATATGGCCCGTTTTCAGGGTCGGTGTGGAGGCCATGAAGATCTTGCGGTTGAAAAACGTCTTTGTGCGCTCCTTGGCCAGGGAAACGGGGTCCGCCTCTTTCTTGGAGGCTCCAGGGAACTTGTCCACTTCGTCCATGAAAAGATAGCGTATATTTGTGCTGGCCAGGTCTGCCGGGCTGTTGGCGCCCGTCAGGTACACCACCATGTCCGTGAACTTTAAGGCCAGTTTTTTGCTGTCGTTGATCCGGTATTTTGCGGCCAGGATCTTGCAGCTTTTGATCATCGGGTCCAGTTTGCTTTCCACCGTGCGCTCCGCCAGATCGTCGGAGGGGTAGACACACATGGCCGGCGCCGGGTCCTGGGCTATCGCGCTTGCCAGCATATTCTCCATGGCAGAGGTTCCGCCCACCTGGGTGGGCTTCACAAAAATAATTTCCTCCACCATTTCGTCGGAAAAGGCGTCCATGATCTCCACCAGGTACGGGGTCACGCTGTTACGCCACGGGCCTGGTATGGAATTGCTGTCCGGCAGGACGCGGTTGGCCTCTGCCCATTTCGACACCGGGACCCGCTCGACGGGGCGTAATACCTGCACAGCCTTGTGGATCCACGGCGGCACGACATAAGGCTTTTGACGGTATTTTTTCATGGCTCCCCGTCCTCCGCTTGCTCTGCCACGGCTCCGTCCGAAAATGCGGCCAGCAGGGCCTCCAATTCCTTACGCATGGTTTTTTCCATGGCCCGGACTGTCACCGCGTCGGCATAGCTGGACATGGTGCCGGCCATGCGGGGCGGGATATTCATGGCAAACTTTTTGAACGTGGCCAGGAACTCCGCCAGTTCCTCGGTGGCCTGGTCTGCCGAAATATATTTGCCCTCTGCAATCGCCGTTTTCAGGCGGTGGAGTTGGCCCTGGCTCTCTTTCAGGTCCACCTCCGCCTGCAGTTTTTTCAGGTTCAGTTCCGCCGCCCGGCTGTTTTCCCCGGTTTCCTGGGCTTTCTGCTCAACATGGGCAATATACCGCTGGACCGTTTCGCAAGTCCGATACTTCCGGGCACCGCCGCCGGGCGGCACCTCGGTTTCCAGGACACCCTCCTGGGTCAACTGCTGGATCCGCCGGACGGTTTTTCCCAGCAGTTTGGAGATCGCCGTGGTGCTGGACCACTCCGGGACTGCCCCGGACATGACCACCGGCTTTTCGGCCTTGCCCGTGGTCGTCTTTTTGGTCTTTCCCGCCACCAGCAGCACCTCCTTTTCCGCCGCCGGCTGGCCGTCTTGATCGGTGCCGCCGGTTTCGCTTTTCCTGGCTTTGGGTGATTTCGCGTTTTGCCCCTCTCTTTCTCCCAGGCTTATACCCCCTAAAGGGGGGTATAAATCCGGGGGTGTTTTGAAAAACCGTAACGTAACAGCCTGGAAATTTTCCTCCCTCATGGACAAAAATTCCGGGCTTTCCTTGCCCCGCACCGCTCAAAGTCCCAGGGAGGACCCAATAGGGGGGGAGGCCCTGGGCAGCCCCTCGGCAAAGGCCGCCCAGGGCACAGGGTTGGGGCCGGGCCGCCGCACATAGCAAGCGCGGCGGCGCAGGGTGAAAGGAGGAAAGCCCCTGCGGTACGCTCCCCGGCCCATGGTATGGAAAAAGAAAGGGCCGCCAGTTCTTCACGCCCTGGCGGCCTCTCGTTTTCTCTTTTCCCACGGTACAATCTTAGCACAGGCAAATGTCCGATAGTGTCCGAACTTTTCAAAAGCAGTAAAATTATTCGCGGGCAGGATTGTCCCGCATATATTTGCCCACCAATTTCCGCGCCCGCTTATTGGCCATGATGATCTCCAGGCCGGCGTTGTAATAGTCGTTCACCCTGGATCTGCTCATGTGGACCTCTTTGCAGATCCTCTCCCACTTCTTGCAGTCTATGTGCCGCATTTCTACCACGGTGCGTTCCGTGGACCCCATGGGCAGCAGGTCGATCATGTCCATAACATTCAGCACGGCCTTTCCCATGGCCTCCTGCTGGTCGTCTATGCGCTGTTCAACCTCCGCCAGGCGAAAGACAACGGACACGGAACCCTCGGTATTTGCCGTGGGCTTTGAAGTCGGCATAGTTCTGTATGTCGATCCCATGGGTGGGGTTTTTAATTCGCGCACCAAATCGTCGTGGCGACGTTCCAGCAGCCGTTTGGCCTCGCGGGCCGCATGGTATTGCTGCAGATATTCTTTCACGGCCTCGCGGGTGATCCCGCCCGTTGTCTGTTCGCTCATTCTTACACCTCGGTTATGTCCAGTCCGAACCGCTCTTTTAGCAGTTTCTTTTTGATTGCGTATTTTTGGGTTTTGGTCGCCCGGCTTTTCACGTCCTCCACCACATAGCGCCAACTTTCGCACGGCCAGCCTTTGGAGGCCGCCACGGCCTCCTCCGCCGCGTCCCGCTCTTTGTATGTAAAATCCGCCTTGTAACGGATGGCCCGCACCCTGCGGCCCTCTGTGTCCGTGTATGCCTCTTGCAGGGTGAACTCCACCTGCAGGCGCAGGTCGCGGATCTGCCCGGCCTGGAGGCGGGCGGCTAAAACGTCATACCGGCGGGCCTCTTTTTGACTGTCAAAGTGGAGAACAGCGCCAGAGGCCGTGACCCGCTCGGTTGGGGTGTTGTGGTATTTATTCGCCTTTGCCTTTTCCTGCGGCACGGCGGCGGAGGGCATAAGCCCCCGCCGCGCTTGCTGTTCCATGTACTTTTCCAGGGCTTGCCGCTGGTATTTCGGCGGCAGATCGTTGACGTTTATGGCCATGCTATTCCTTGGCCTCCGCCGCGCTCTTGGCGCTTTCGTAAATCCATGCCGATCCGCGCTGGTGTCCGAAACATTTTGCATGGCAGTCAAAGTTCGGGTCCTCGCGGCGGGCGCAGCAGAAACACAGCCCTTTCAGCCTTGTATAATATTCATCCCGTTCCGACTTGGTTTCGTGCAGTTCCTCCAGTTTCGTGTTGAACTGGTCCACCATAGCCGCCTGGGCGCTGGTCAGGTTGTCGATCTGGCGCCGTAGGGCTGCGGTTTCGGTCAGCAGGTTTTCTATGGCGTCTGCCGCCCTGTCTATAACCTGGCACGAACTATGATCACATTCCGCGCTAATATCGCAAACGTCGCAAATGACCCCGGCCCTTAACTGCTGCACCAGTTTCTCATACTTTGCCACAGCTTATTCCTGCCTTTCAAATCGGCCCATATAGTGGGCTTTCCAGTTCTGGCCGGGTTCTTCCTCGTTGTCCCACGGGAAAGCAGAGGCCGGGAGATCCGGGAAGTATGCCCGCAGGTTGTCCTTGTAGAACACGGGGATCTCGTTTACCTCGCAAAACCCCGCGATCTGGTCCACCCACTCCCGGCGGGGGATCACCTTGTCCGCCCGGTTCCCGGTTTCGGCGCCCAGGATCACCCACTGGGGCCGCCGCTCTGGACAGGTAGGCGTCCGGTCCGTCCCGCTCCACCCAGGTGTTGATCGTCTGCCAATACTCCGGGTACGGGTCGCCCAGGCCGAAATAATACCGCCAAAACGCTGCCCGGTTTTCTGGGCACCGGATTGCCAGCTTGTCCGGCGTCGTCATGTATGCCACGCACACCTGATCCCCCGCTGGGATCAGGTAGTTGCACGGGCCGCGCCGCTCCCAGCGGAAAACCTGGCCGCTTTCCGCGATCTGGTCCAGGTCGAAATGGGACACGGGCCACTCAAACGTGGTTGTTTTTCCGTTCATACCGCCACCGCCTTTTCAAATTCCGCCATTGTCGTGATCGTCTGGCCGCACCACTCCGGGAAGTTTGCCCGGACCAGGGCCGTGGCAAAGGGCGGCGGGACCGCGTTGCCGCAACGGGCCACCTGTTTGCTTTTCCCGTAGACGTTGCCCATATAGTCCCGCTCGATCTTGTAATCGTCCGGGAAACCGTTGGCCCGGTACAACTCGCGGGGCGTCAGCATACGCAGGCCAATGTCAGCCATGAAATACCAGGCGCCGCCGATCAGGAACAGGATCACGTCGTCCTCTGCCAACTGATAGCCGCAAAACTCGTTCAGGGCCTCCCGGATCTTCGGCCAGTTCTGGAGCGGCGCCCCCGGTTCCGCCTTGGCGATCCTGGTCGTGACCACACCATGGTGGCCTCCGCCGGCGGTAATTGTCTGCACCGGCTCCGTTACCGGACCACCCAGGTTGGTGCCTTTCAGCTTGACCATGTGGGCAGTCTGGAGGGCATTGTGGTCCACGGCGGTGACCGTCGGGAGGGGCTGGGGCATTTCTGCCCCCACCACTCCGCCATAAAACTTTGACAGGCTTGCCATGGTGACACCCTCCCGGTCCTTTGCCGTGATGGTGTGGAGCGGGTCCCGGATCTCTTGGCCGTGCTGATCGCTGCCGTAATACTTGGTCAGTGTGGCCGCCGCCAGGCCGTAGCGGTTGGAGGCGTCAATGGTCATAATTGGGTCGGTGACCGCCTGGCCTCGCACCTTTTCGGACTGCTCCGTGTGATACTGGATCATGGCAGGGCACACCACGCACTCCTCTGCCTTTGAAACCTGGGTGTGGGTCGGTTCCTCCACGCTCCGGCAGCGGTCACCGCCTCCCGTCTGGCCAATGGCGGCCAGGGTGGGGGTGATCAGCATTTGATGACCTCCCGCTCCGCTGCTGGTGATCGTGTTCACCGGCTCGGTGA